TAAGAAACAGTCTAAGTGAAGTGGGCAAAACTGTTCTAAAAGTATTTTTTGGAGACATTACTCCGACAGCAGAAAATTTTGGTAAAGTACTAAGAGACAAATTAATACCCTTTATTGAAGAAACAGCAACCCAGTTTAAAACATATTTGGAAAGCTTACAAGGCAAGACCATCGGCGAAAAACTTAGCACCATGCTCAAAGATGTGTTTAATAATTATGTTGTACCTGCCCTTGTAACGGTACTTAAAGCAGCAATTATAGGATTATTTACAAGTCCAGAAGTAATAGCTGGTCTTCTAGCTGCATTTACAGGCCTTGCAACCCTTTCGTTAGCTAAAACAGCAGCCACCTCTTTTTTTAGTCGCACCCTAGCTGGGACCGCTGCTACTGCTGCTACTGGAACTGCTGCCACTGCTGCTGGCATGGAGATGCTGCCAGCAGCCACCGCCGGTGGAGGATTATTAGCCAAAGCAAGATCATATGGTGGAGCATTTGGTAACACATTAAAAGCTCTCCCATCTGCTGGTTTAGCAGGAAAAGCAATCACAGGTGCAAGTGTTGCGACCGCTGGCTTTATGGTAGGTAAAGATATATATGATGTAGCAACTGCCGATGGCGCAGCCAAAAAAGAAGACATCGGTGGTATTATTGGTGGTGTAGTTGGCGGTGCTATCGGATTAGCTGGAGGCCCAGTAGGCGTCGCTATCGGCGCGACTTTGGGTAACATGGCCGGTAATTGGATTGGCGGTTTCTTTGATGACGACGAAGCTGAATCAGCTAGTGCAGATATAGCAAAACAAACCAAAGAAGAACTGTTACAACAAAATGGATTAGTTGCAATGGCAATTAATCCCGAGCATGTAAAAGAAGTTGGCAAAGCATTAGCGTTCTTTAATGCAATTTCGGTAGCTGATATTGCCGCTGGATTAGCAGTGTTGAATCCTGCGCTAGCAGAGATGTTTGTAACTATACAAAATATTAAAATATCTTTTGTTGATAATGTTAATAATCGTTTGCAACGACTACTTACTAATATTACAGGATTAAATGTTGAAGGATTAAAACTACCAACAACGACTGAGCATTTAGGCTCATTGGCAGCACAAATTACTGCTATGCCAGTTGATAAAATTGACAAATTAGCAACAGCATTTACTGCACTAACTAAAGCAATCGGTGAATTTGGAAAGTTAACTACCAGTACCTGGTGGGAGCGACTGGGTGATGCACTAGCCGGCAAAAAAGATGAAACAGCTGAAATGATTAACGTATTAAACACTTTTGCTAAAGAAGTCAAGTCGGACGAGCTATTAAAAGCTGCACAAGCTACTATGGCATTCAATGCAGGTATGGCAGGATACGCTGCTGTACCTGAACAACCTGCAAGAACTTCTGCCGCTGGAGAAAAGTCACCGGCTGAACAAGTAAACACTGCAAATAGAACAATCCAACACAATAACCCATATGATAAAATGTCAGAAATAGCAACTATCATGCGTGGTGTGCTAGAAGCAACAAATAGCAATACAACTAAACTAACAACTATCGCAACCAACACTGACCCTAAAAATAGAAAGGTGTAATCATAAATCCAAAAACATTTTTATAGCTGTTGTAATCTTATAAGTAATAGATAAATAGTATAGGTTACTTAACAAGAGAGCATTATGAGCTGGAGAAAACACTTTACCCCTGTTGACAATAGTGGTTTACCACTTAATGTACAGCCTAAAACAGGTGGCGGACATTACGGGCTTAGTACTACAAGCAGATACAGCAGTTGGCTACCAGAAGTGTATGCCGGCTCACCTAATCGCCTTATGCGTTATATCCAGTACGATCAAATGGATCAGGACTTAGAAATTAACGCTGCTCTAGACACAATTGCTGAGTTTGGTACTCAAGAAGATGACAGTACCGGTCTACCTATGATGCTTGATTATAATGGTATACCCAGCGATACTGAACAAAAGATCCTGTTAAAGACTCTCACACAATGGTGTAATGTAAACCAACTTCACAAACGTGCATTTCGTATTCTTCGTAACAGTATTAAGTACGGTGATCAGTTCTTTATTCGTGACCCAGAAACATACGAGCTATATTGGGTTGATCCTGCTAACATTGAAAAAGTAATTGTTAATGAAAGTGAAGGTAAAAAGATTGAAACATACTTCATTAAAAATCTAGAACAGAATTTACAAGAACTAACTGCTACTGACACAGCATCATTACATGCTAGACCCTATGGTAGTGGTCAAGGATTAACAGGTGTAATGAGTCCTGTAGCAACCACTACTAGCAATTACTTAACAGGTGCTATTAGCGGCAGTGATCAAGGCTCACCGGTAGATGCAAGACACGTTGTTCATATCAGCTTAACAGAAGGTATGGACACAGCATGGCCATTTGGCGTAAGTATCCTAGAACCAATCTTTAAAGTATTCAAACAAAAAGAACTGCTAGAAGATAGCATTATTATCTATCGTGTTCACCGTGCGCCTGAGCGTCGTGTGTTCTTTATTGACGTAGGTAACATGCCTCCGCACAAAGCACGCCAATATCTAGAACAAGTAAAATACGAAGTACAGCAAAAGCGTGTACCTAACAAGGGTGCAAATGGCAGCGGCGTAACTGATGCTGCATACAATCCAATGAGTATGTTGGAAGACTACTTCTTTGCTCAAACCGCAGATGGTAGAGGCAGTAAAGTTGACACACTGCCCGGCGGTGACAACCTAGGTCAAATTGATGACTTGAGATATTTTAACAATAAGTTATTAAGAGGTCTACGTATTCCTAGTAGTTACTTGCCATCGGGTCCTGAAGATGGTAGTGCAATGTATAACGATGGTAAAGTAGGTATTGCATACATTCAAGAATACCGTTTTGCTCGTTATGTAGAGCGTTTACAAAAGCAGGTAGAAGAAGATTTAGATTTTGAATTTAAGATGTTCCTCAAACACAGAGGGATAGAAATAGATCCGAGTGAGTTTAAAATTAGATTTACTCCTCCGATGAACTTCAGCAGCTATAGAGAACTACAAATAGATGCAGAACGAGCTACCCTTTACGGCCAGGTACAAAGTATTCCACATCTTTCAAATCAGTTTAAACTTAAAAAGTATCTAGGTTTAACTGAAGATGAAATGAAACAAAACGAAGCATTATGGCGTGCTGAAAATGGATACGAAAAGTTTGTTGATACTGATCAAATGATTGGTCTTAAAAATATCGGAATACGAGCAGCACCTGATGCAGCGGTAAATACAGCTATAGAACCAAGCTTAGATAATATTGAGCCGCTAGAGCCAGGAGCAGAAGATCTTGGTGCAGGCCCTGTCCCGCCACCGGGCGGCCCAGTTACACCACCAGGGGGTAATGTATAATGCGTTTGAATGAATTTTATAGCCCTGAGAATGACTCATGGCAGCGTCAAAATAAAGGCGACACTCGTAAACCAAAGCTTACCCTTGAACAGCTTAACAAGCTACGAAAAGTTCGCGAAATCAAGCGTGCCGAAGAAATTGAGCACAATAAATTTGTACGAGTCATGTACGCTGCACCTGCACAAGACGCCGGAATGTAATACTTAAAACAGTACAAAATATTATTCATTGTGCTACTAAATATCCGGATCAAACACATTTTGACACAAAAAGAGTCAAAATCACGTCATATTCATACATAAAACTCCACTTAACACTAAGTATTAATGTAGACAGATATGGCTGTTGCCGTTTCTGTTCGTAAATCAATATATTGGAGGCCACAATGTCAGAATCACGTACTAAACTAGAACAGATTCTCGAACTCCTTCTTGCTGAAGACAACGCAAAGGCTGAAGAAATGCTACATGAATATGTAGTTTCTAAGGCTCGCACTGAATATGAGCGTGTGCTTGACGAAGCCGAAGAGGAAGTTGAGGAAACAGTAGACAGCGAAGATGAAGAAGCTGTTGAAGAAACTATTGATCAAAGCAATGACTTTGAAGATGATATCCTAGCTGACGAAAATGAAATTACGTCAGATGAAGCCGGCTTTAACGAAGAAGAAGGCGAAGAAGGCGAAGAAGGCGAAGAAGGCGAAGGCGAAGAGGGCGACGAAGACCTAGAAGATAAGGTTGACGACCTAGAAGCAGAGCTAGAAGACCTACGTGCAGAATTCGAAAAGCTAATGTCAGGTGAAGACGATGCCGATATGGGCATGGACGATGCTGACATGGCTGATCTAGAAGCCGGCGACGACGTTATGGGCGATGAAGACGAGATGATGGACTCAGTAGAGTATGATCTCGACGAAGACGCTGACGAAGACAGCGAAGTTGTTGAAGAAGCTACAAATTTAAGCAATAAAGTTGCTGCCCCAAAGGCACCAATTGCTGACGCTTCAAACGGCACATCACCAGTAGCAAAGCACAAGGCAGGCTGGGAAACCGGTAGCCCAGTAAAAGCTAAAGATGGCGGCGAAGGCAACAAAGGCGCTAACACAGCAAAAAATCACACACCTACAAGCAACATCGGCATTAAGCCAGCCAAGGTAAATGCACCTAAGGCATAATTGTAGGAGTAGCGGAAAATGGCACGTAAACTTTACGAATTTATAAACGCAGAAATGGGCGGTATCAAGCTCATGGAAAGCGAAGACGGTAAAGAACTGTTTATGCAGGGATTATTCATCCAAGGTGATGTACAAAACCAAAACGGTCGAGTATATCCAAAAGGTGAAATTCAGCGTGCTGTTGAAAGCGTAAGAACTAGATTAGGCAAAGGCGAGACTGTGTTGGGCGAATTAGACCACCCAGAAGAGCTTCAAATCAATCTAGACCGTGTAAGTCATATCATTACTGATATGCACTGTGACGGTTCGAACGGTATGGGTAAATTAAAAATCATAGATACACCGATGGGAAATATTGCGAGAGCTTTATTAAAGGCAGGAGCAAAACTGGGCGTTAGTAGTCGTGGTAGTGGTAATGTTAACGAAAGTGGTCGCGTAAGCGATTTCGACATTATTACTGTAGACATTGTGGCCCAGCCCAGTGCGCCAGATGCATATCCAAAGACAATCTATGAAAGTTTATTCAATATGAGAGGCGGCGAAGCTATTCACAGAGCAGCAGCCGCAGTAACACACGAAAAAAGTGCAGAAAAGCATTTGATGAAAGCTATCACTGGCTTGATTCAAGAACTTAAACTAAGGTAAGTAGGAGACTACTATGGCAGTGACATTTAATGAACTACTTGAAGGTGCGGGGCTATCGGAAGAAGCTCGTTCAACCATTCAAGAAGCTTGGGAGTCACGTCTTACTGAAGCTAAAGAAGAATTAACAGCAGAACTTCGTGAAGAGTTTGCACAGCGTTACGAGCATGATAAAAATCAAATCGTAGAAGCTGTTGATAACTTTATCACAACTAAAGTTGAAGCTGAAATTGCAGAATTAGCTGAAGATAAGAAAGCACTCGCAGCAGAAAGAGTTAAGTATCGCAAGGCCGTAAGTGAACACGCTAAACTACTTGACAAGTTTGTAACTTCAACAGTTGCAAAGGAAGTTAAGGAATTACGTGCAGACCGTAGTCGTGTAGCTGAACATGTAGCAAAATTAGATAATTTTGTTACAGAACAGCTAGCAGAAGAACTCAAAGAGTTCCACGAAGACAAGAAAGCACTTGTTGAGCAGAAGGTCAAAATGGTTCGTGAAGGCAAGCGTCAGCTTGTTGAAGCGAAGAAAGATTTCATTCGTAAGGCTGCTAACACAGTCGAGGCAACCATTAATAAGGTTATCAGCGAAGAAGTTAAATCATTCCGTGATGACATCACCGCGGCTCGCGAGAACGATTTTGGACGTAGAATTTTTGAAGCATTTGCAAGTGAATTTGGCGTAAGCCACTTAAACGAAGCAAAGGAAATCAAAAAGGTCCAGAAGCAGTTAGCTGAAGTGAAAAAAGATCTTGCTGAAGCTGTAGAGCAAATTGCTGCCCGTGAGGAAGCAGTTAAGCTAACAGAAAGCAAGTTACGCATTTCACAAGACAAGTATGCTCGTAAAGAGAAACTTGACGAGTTAATGCGTCCACTAGGCAAAGAGAAGAAAGAAATTATGTCTGATTTACTCGAAAGTGTTAAAACAGAAAAGCTAGAAGAAACCTTTAACAAGTATCTTCCTAGCGTTTTAGATGGTGAAACATCAAGAGTTAAAAAGACATTAACAGAATCAGTGACTAAAGAGCACACTGGTAATAAGGCATCTGTTGTTAAGGCAGAGGCCGATGACAATGCGGATGTCGTTGAATTAGAACAAATCCGCAAACTAGCCGGACTTTCGAGATAATAGGAGTTAAGAAATGGCAAATTTATTTGAAAGCAACTGGTCAGCAACTAAGGAAGCACTTCTAGAAGGCTTAAGCGGTAATCGCAAACAGTCTTTAAATGTGGTCCTCGAAAATACTAAAAAATATTTGTCAGAGGCCGCAACAGCAGGTGCAACCGGAGCTGGTTCAGTAGCAACACTAAACAAAGTAATGTTACCACTAATCCGTCGTGTAATGCCAAGCGTTATTGCAAACGAACTAGTTGGTGTACAACCAATGACTGGCCCAGTAGGCCAGATCCACACTCTCCGCGTTCGTTACGCAGAGACAGGTGGCGGTGCAACAGCTGGTGATGAGGCTCTAAGCCCATTCAAACTAGCTTCAACTTATGCAGGTTCTCCAGATGCTACAGCAGCAGCTGAAGGTACACCAGGTCGTAAGATGAGCATCCAGATCCTCAAGGAAACAGTAGAAGCTAAGACAAGACGTCTAAGCGCTCGCTGGACATTTGAGGCTGCACAAGACGCAGAAGCAATGCATGGCGTAGACGTAGAAGCTGAAATCATGCAAGCTCTTGCACAAGAAATCGTTGTTGAAATCGACCAAGAAATTATCGGTTCACTACGTTCACTTGCTGGTGCAGGAACAACACTAGATTTCCTAGGTGGTTCGCTAATCGGTACTCCAACATATGTTGGTGATCGTCATGCTCTACTAGCTATCGAAATCAACCGTGCAGCAAACCGCATTGCGGCTCGCACACGTCGTGGCGCTGGTAACTACATCGTAGTAAGCCCAGAAGCACTAACAATCCTACAGTCAGCTAGCACATCAACATTTGCTCGCACAACTGAAGGTAGCTTTGAAGCCCCAACAAACACCAAGTTCGTTGGTACACTAAACGGTACAATCCGTGTGTTCGTAGACAACTACGCAGCAGACGGTACTAAGGTACTAGTTGGTTACAAGGGTTCAAGCGAAACAGATGCTCCTGCATTCTACTGCCCATACATTCCATTGATGAGCACAGGTCCAGTAATGGATCCGTCAACCTTCGAACCAGTCGTATCATTCATGACACGTTATGGTTATAAGGAATTGACAAACACTGCATCGTCACTTGGTAACGCAGCAGACTACGTAGATGCAATCACACTTGCAAACGTAACATTCCAGTAAGTTAATCTTTAACGGAAAAGAAGAGCCCTCGTTGGAAACAGCGGGGGCTTTTTTTGACTTCTATTTCTTTTTGTTTTATTGATAAATAGTTACATAAGCACAAAGTCTTTCACGTAGGGATGCATAATGTCAACTAAAAGAACCATAATCAACGCTGATGAAGAATTAGTAATCAAAGGTAAACTTACTATTGAAGGTAATGTTACACAAATTGAGACAACTCAAGAAGTAACAAACTTACAGGGTAACGTTTTTACTATTAACTCAGACGGTTCTAATACTTCTGCTGTGCTTGCGCTAAACAGTAACGGCACCACTGCAACAGTAACATTTAGTGATACTAGCAACAGTATTGTTGTTAACAAACCTATAATTTTTACTTCAGGCAATGTTACCGCTCCTACTTTTGTTGGTAATGTCATTGGCACTGTTAGCAGTATTGCTAACCACGACACAGACGATCTAGCAGAAGGTACAAATTTCTACTTTACCGCTGCTAGAGTACGTGGCAACATTAATGTTATTGATGCTGGCGGCGATGGATCTTTAACTTATTCAAGTGCCAATGGTAATATCACATATACTGGCCCGAGTGCAACAGAAGTTCGCGCTCACTTTAGCGCAACTAACGGAATTGAATACAGTAATACAACTGGTGTTATAAATCTTGCTAGCAGTACTGCTGGTAATGGCCTAACATATTCTACTGGTGTACTAGCAGTTGGCGCAGGCGATGGTATCACTGTTAATGCAGACAATGTCGCAGTAAACAACACTGTGATTAGAAGTACTGGTGATCAAACTATTACCGGTAATACAACATTTGTTGGCACAACGTCGATCAACGGTAACATTGTACCAACTACTGCTAACACAGGTTTTATTGGGACTCCGAGTGTACACATTGGAGAAATTTGGGCAAATCTAGTTCACGCAGAACGTTTAGATCTTGGCGATGCAAACATTTCCGATATCCACGAAAGATTCTTTGCGGGTAATGTAGCAGGCCCATATTTAACCACTAACACGGCCGGTGGTCTAGTTTATACTCATAATGCTACTTCTGCAGGATATCAAGTAAATCCTGGTGATGGATTACAATTAGTATCAAATGCTATTGCAGTGGACAGCACGGTAGTTAGAACTACCAGTGATCAAACTATTACTGGTAATACTTCTTTTGTTGGTAATGTTTCGATTACAGGTAACTTAGATGTAACAGCAAATATTAACAGTTTGACAGTTGTTGATTTATTAGTTCAAGATGCAAATATTGTATTAAGATCAAATGCAGCTTCCGATGGTAATGCACGTATTATTGTTGAGCGCGGCAATGTCAGCGACACATATCTTCTTTGGGACGGTCAAGCAGACGCATGGAAGTTTACTAATAACGGCACTACAGAATTTTTGATTCCAACTAGCACAACAGATTTAAATGAAGGTAATAATCTTTACTTTACAACCGGCAGAGTTAATACTGCAATTGATGCATATATCATCGGCGGAAACGGCCTTACCTATACGACTGGTAATGTCAATATTGGTCAAGGCGATGGTATCACTGTAAATGCAGATAATGTTGCAGTAGATGCTAGTGTTGTACGTACAACCGGGGATGCAAATATTGCGGGGATAAAAAGATTTACCGGCGAATTAGTAGTTCCTTCAATTACAAGTGCTACAGTAAACAACTCAATTTTTGTAAACCCGAGTTCAAATAGCTGCTTTATTGTAATCAATGGTAACCCAGTTCAGCTAACAGCAGACAGTGACGTAGGCCAAGTAGAAGATGTTGGCTCAACAGGTACTAATATCTATGCAGGCTTTAGACAAGAACCTGTAGACAATGTAAACATTGTATATCACGGTATTAGAAGTATTGACGACGGAACTTATACTACATTAACAGAATCAAGTAACGTTATCACAGTTGATGCAAACATTACTGCTATCCGTGGTGCATTTAGCGCAGCAAATATTGCAGGTTATGGCGGCATTGGTTATGACAGTGCTAATGGTGTGTTTAATTACTCGGGTGTAACAGACAGTCAAATTAGAACACTGTTCAGTGGTTCAGGTCTAATCACGTATAATAGTGCTAATGGTTCAATTACAACCAGTGCTGACAATTATGGCAGCTGGACAGTGCAAACAGACAGTGGTGTTGGCGCAGCAGAAAATATTTCCAGCGCAGAAAAATTAACCATTCAAGGCGGCACAAATATCACAGTCACTAACACTGGTAATGTTATTACTATTGTTAATGATAATATTGCGGATATCGAAAGTGTTAGTGCTGGTGATGGTTTAACAGGCGGCGGGAATAGTGGAAATCTTACACTGAATATTGGTGCTGGTTCTGGCATTACTGTTAACGCTGACAATGTTGCTGTTAACGTAGAGTATGTGAGAAGTCAATTTAGTGCATCAGGCGATCTAAGCTATAATGCAAACACTGGTGTGTTCAGCTTTACTAATGATGCAGGTGATATCGAATCAGTTACTGCTGGTAATGGTCTAACAGGTGGCGGTACAAGTGGAGCCGTTACGTTAAACATCGGCGCTGGTACTGGTATCACGGTTAATGCTGACGATGTAGCAGTTAATGCTGCATATGTTAAAAGTTTGTTTAGTGCAACAGACTCAGGTGGTGATGGCAGCTTCAGCTACAGCGACGGTGTGTTTACATATACCGGACCAAATCAATCAGAAGCAAACGCTCGTATGGATGCATACTTAGTAGGCGGCGCAGGCTTAACATATACCAGTGGTACATTTGCAGTAGGCGCAGGCACAGGCATTACAGTTAATGCTAATGATATTGCGCTAACTAGCGGAATAGTAACAGCAGGTACATACGGAACATCAAATGCTGTACCAGCAGTAACAGTTGATACATACGGTCGCGTTACCGGCGTATCTAATACTAGCATATCTATCACAGCAAGTCAAGTAAGTAATTTTACTAGTGCAGCAAATACTGCAATTGACAATCGTATTGTAGGCGGCAGCGGTTTAACATATAGTAGCGGAACATTAGCTGTTGGTGCAGGTAGTTATATTAATGTTGGTGCTGACGATGTAAGTGTTAATGCATCAACAACCGCTACAGCAAACACAATTGCGGCCCGCGATGCTTCTGGAAACATAACAGCTAACGTTTTTGTTGGTACAGCAACATCGGCACAATACGCTGACTTAGCAGAAAACTATCTAGCTGATGCAGATTATCTACCAGGTACAGTATTGATATTTGGCGGCGAAGCAGAAGTAACTGCTGCAACAACTCCGACATCCACTAGAATAGCAGGTGTTGTTACTACACAACCTGCTCACGTTATGAACAGTCATTTAGTTGGCCCACATGTGGCTTGTATCGCGCTACGTGGTCGTGTGCCAGTTAAAGTAATGGGTGTTGTACGCAAAGGTGATGTACTAGTAAGTGCAGGCGAAGGGCATATTGGATATGCTGTAGCAGCACTATATCCACGCGATGTACCGGCGGCAGCTATGGTTGGTAAAGCAATTGGTGATAAACTAGATGCTGGTCCTGGTGTTGTAGAAGCCTTAATCTAAATATTTTCAACGTTCCTGATAAATAGTTTTAACGGAAAATGACAGTGGCACATGCCATTGACAGTGATTTTTCACTGAACTGACCGGGGACATTGATGGCGATATTTGGTAACTTTAAGGGTACCACTCAACCTGATTTTAAGGTTGGAAAAACTGGTGCTCGAATTCACGGAAATTCTTCCCTACCTGCCAGCGCAGACGTAGGCGATATTTGGGTAGATAAATCAAACTCAACCCTACAAGTATATAATGCTAATGCTTGGATCAGTATTGGTTCAACTCTCAAAAATTTAAACGTAGACAACGGTACACTGTTTGTTGACAGTGCTAACGATACAGTAAGTATTGGCTCTACTAGTTCAAACGAAAAACTATTCATTAACGGTAGTTTGCGTTTAGGTACTAACCCATCCATCAAATACTCCGGTGCATATGTAGACATTAAGCACGCCAACGGCACAGGCACAGTAGTCCGTATCAGAGACAACGACAACAATACTGCACCTATTTTCAAAGTATACGGCGCTAACAACGAAAGCGAAGTTTTTAAAGTACAAGGCACCAACGTTACAGTTGCTAATGCTTATGTGCTACCAACAAGTGACGGCGGTCCAGGACATGCTATTGTAACTGACGGCAG